GCGCGTGGTGGGTGATGATTGTTGCCGAATCATTTAACGGATACAAGGGGCTGAAGCTATGAGTGAAACTCGTTTTCATGGTGCCCGTGTTACGGAAAATACCGACCTGGTAACAGCGATTAACGATGTTGATTCCAGCGTTATCGGTATCGTGGCAACGGCGGATGATGCGGACGCGAAGCTGTTCCCGCTGAACAAGCCCACACTGCTGACCCGCGTCAATGACGTGCTGGGAAAATGCGGGACAACGGGGACGCTTTATCGTGCGCTTAAGGCCATCGCAGACCAGGTGAGCACAAAGGTGATCGTCGTTCGCGTGGCTGAACACAAAGAAGAAGACGGAAAGACGCAGGATCAACTGGTTATCGGTGGTTCTGAGGATGACGGCAGCTATACGGGGATGTATGCGCTGCTTGTTGCAGAGCAGGATGAAAGCATCGGATACCGTCCGCGTATTCTGGCCGCGCCGGAGCTGGACACGGAGGCGGTAACAAAATCCCTGTGCGTGATTGCGGGTAAACTGCGCGCGTTTGTGTATGCCTCATGTCACGGCTGTAACACGATGGCTGAGGCGATTACCTACCGCCAGAAATTCAACGAACGTGAGGTGATGCTCTTATGGCCGGACTTCATCGCCTACAACCCGAAAAGTGGCAAAAACGAAACGTTCCCCGCGCCTGCCTATGCGTGCGGCCTTCGTGCGTACATTGACCATGAGCAGGGCTGGCACAAATCGCTGTCCAACGTTCCGGTTAAAAATGTGCTGGGGATGTCCAGGCATGTGTTCTGGTCGTTGCAGGCCGAAGACAGTGATGCCAACAGCCTCAACAACAAAGAAATCACGACCATTATTCGTCGCAATGGGTTCCGCTTCTGGGGCAACCGCACACCGGAAACGAACGCCTACATCTTTGAGGTGTATACCCGAACCGCACAGGTGCTGGCTGATTCAATTGCGGAAGCGCAGTTTGAAACCATCGACAGTCCACTGACGCCTGCGAACGTGAAAGATGTTATCAGTGCCATCAGGGCAAAACTGGATTCACTGGTTACTGCCGGGAAACTGATTGGGGCGTCGTGCTGGTATGACGTGGTGGATAACGGCACCACGAATTTACGTCAGGGGCGCGTGCGTATTCGCTACAAATATACGCCTGTTCCCCCGCTGGAAGACATGGAGCTTTACCAGTCGTTTACTGATGAATTCTTTGGTCCCGCATTTGCGGTGCTGGGAGGTGCCTGATGGCTGTACCAAAACATCTTCGCTTTTTTACGCTGTTTGTGGATGGTGAAAACGAAGTGGGTAAGGTGACGTCCGTCACTCTGCCTAAGCTGACGCGCAAAACCGACAGCTACCGGGGTGGTGGCATGATGGGTGCGGTAAGTATTGATCTCGGTCTGGACGACTCCGCGCTTGATGCGAGCTTTGTCATGGGGGGCGCAGTTCGTGAGCTGTTCCTTAAGTATGGCGGCACGATTGACGGCACGCTGCTGCGTTTTGCGGGTGAATACTACACCGATGCAGAAAGCGACCTGTATGAAGTCGAAATGCGCGGACGTGTGACGGAAATTGATATGGGGGAAGCCAAACAGGGCGAAGCCACATCACACACTTACGCCATTAAAAACACCTACTACAAGCTGAGTGTTAACGATCGCCCGTTGTGGGAGATTGACCTGCTGAACTTCATTTACCGGAAGGACGGCAAGGACATTGTGCCCGATCGCATCCGTTCCGCGCTCGGGCTTGGCTGATAAGTAATATGCAGGCGGCGCAGTGCGTCGCCTCTGACTGAAAGGAGTTTCCTGATGAAAGAGACGAAAAACATCGATACCGAAAACACGGTAGTTACTGACACTGTGAAAGAAACCAGTGAGCGTGGCGTAAAACTTACCCAACCAATTGAGCGAGGCGGCGAAAAAATCACGTATGTGGAGATCACCGGGGCTATTGAGCAGGCTGGATCTCTGCGAGATTTGTCGCTGTCTGATGTGCTGAATCTGAAAGCGGAATCCATGTTTACGCTGCTGTCACGCGTGACATCACCGCGACTGGATGAAGTGACGATCAAAAAAATGGCATCCCGTGACTTTATTCAGTTATGTGTGGTTGCCGTAAATTTTTTGAGCGGTGCGGACTCTGGCGGGAAGAACGAACAGGCGACGGAAGCCTGATCACGGTTGTGTGCTTTGAGCACATAGAAGACTTTGTGGCGGATATTGCCGCCATTTTTAACTGGTCGCCCGCCGAAATCTTCATGATGACGCCCGGCGAAGTGGTTAGCTGGCGTGAGCGGGCGGCACTTCGCAGCGGGAATGCAGACAATGAAGACTCTTGATATCCGGGTCGCTTTCAGCGCCGTTGACAGGCTGACCCGGCCTGCCGAAAACGCCCGCCGCCTGATGGGGCAGTTTGGTGACTCCATCCAGCGAACGCAGGGGGCGATCAAAAATCTCGAGCGTCAGGCGCGATCATTTGAGCGCGCCCGCGACGCTGTCAGTAAAGCGGATGCGGGCATCGTGAAAGCACGACGCCAGCTTAACGCCCTTAATCAGTTACAACGCACGGGTACAGTGCTCAGCGAAAAACAACAAAAGCTGATGCAGCAGTTAAGCACCCGGCTTGAACGCCTGAATGAATCGCGCACACGGGAAATTCAGAAAATGCGGGAACTTGGCGGAGAACTGAAACGCCACGGCATTTCCCTGACAGGCAGCGATAACACCATCCAGCAGGCCATCAGACGCACCGAACAGTACAACAACCAGCTTGAACGCGAACGGCAGGCGCTTGCGCGTGTAACGCAGGCGCGTGAGCGGTATTCGCGCGCGCAGGAAAACGCGGGAAAACTGAAAACAGGTGGTGCGCTGGCAATTGGTGCGGCAGCGGCTGGCGGCTATGCTGCCGGGCGTTTTTTGCAGCCTGCGATCGGGTTCGGCAAAGAGATGTCCCGCGTTCAGGCACTGACGAGAATCGACAAAAACAGCCCGCAGTTTAAGGCGCTGCGTGAGCAGGCGTTAAAACTTGGCTCTGAAACACAGTTTACTGCGAGTGATGCCGCCAGTGGGCAGAGCTTTCTGGCAATGGCTGGTTTTACTCCGCAGGCCATTCAGGCCGCATTGCCCGGTGTTCTTAATATGGCGCTGGCAGGTGGCGTCGAACTCGGCGAGACGGCTGATATAGGCTCCAATATCCTCACACAGTTCAATCTGACAGCCGATCAAATGGACCGGGTTGGCGATACGCTGACAGCGGCATTCACCCGGACCAATACTGATTTACGCGCGCTGGGCGAAACCATGAAGTATACCGGTCCGGTTGCCGCAAAACTTGGTATCAGTCTTGAAGAAGCGACGGCCATGGCCGGGATGCTTGCCAATAATGGTCTTCGCGGAAGCGATGCTGGTACGGCCATGCGCGCAAGTCTGTCCCGCCTAGCATCACCGCCAAAAGCTGCGGCTGATGCGCTGAAAGAGCTGGGGGTGTCAGTTGCTGACGCCAGAGGCAAAATGCGCCCGATGGAGGATGTGCTGCTTGATCTCTATAAGGCGACACAAAAATACGGACAGGTGGACCAGGTTTCCTTCTTCAAGGACATCGCCGGAGAAGAGGCGTTCGTTGGTTTGCAGACGCTTGTTGCGGCGGCTGGTTCAGGAGAGCTGCAAAAACTGACCAGAGAATTGCAGGGGGCAAAGGGAGAGGCCGATCGCGTTGCAAAAGTAATGGCCGATAATCTTGATGGGGACCTGAAAAATCTCGACAGCGCATGGGAAGGTCTTCGTATTCGCATCAGTGATCTGGTTGACGGTCCGCTGCGTTCTGTCACGCAGTGGCTCACGCGGGTGCTTGAAAAAATCACCTCGCTGGCGCAGGCCCATCCGGTACTGACACGCCAGCTACTGATAGCAGGCGGTGCGTTGCTGGCAATGACTGCAACGATTGGCTCGTTGTCGCTGGTTATTGGGGTGCTTTACGGAAAGCTGGCCACCCTGCGTCTTGGTTTTGACATTCTTACCCGGTCAATGAATGTCGTCAGGGTGTTGCCTGCGCTGTGGGGAATGCTGACGGGTTCCGTTTCTTTGCTGGGAGGCGCTATCGGAGCGCTGTTCAGTCCGGTTGGTCTTATCGTGGCTGCGCTTGCCGGAGCTGCCGTTCTTATCTGGAAATACTGGGATCCCATCAGGGCATTTTTTGCCGGGGTGTTCAGCGGGATTATGGAAAGGCTGACCCCGTTGCGCGAAACCTTTGAACGGTTTGGTCCTGTTTTTGACGCAATCGGAAGCGGGATCAGCCAGGTGTTTAACTGGTTTAAATCGCTGTTGTCACCGATGGAGTCCAGCAAGGAAACGCTGGATAAATGTACCAGTGCTGGCGAGATATTCGGTAACGTTCTTGGTGGTGCGTTACAACTTGTTCTGACACCTGCAAAAATGCTACTGGATACGCTGGCGTGGATACTTGAAAAACTTGGCGTCCTTCCGGATGAAGCGGAAAGGGCGCGCAAGAAAATCGAAGACGCACAGCGTGCGGCCATTCTTCAGGACAAGGTTGCCTTACTTCAGGGGGACCTGGCGAAAATCAATCCGCCGAAGCCTGTGGAAAATGGCAATGGCACCGGAGGTGATAACCCCAAAGACAACAAACCGCTCACAGACAGCAATACCGGGACGCTACGCAGACTCAGCAAAATTGCTGATAACACAGGTAAGCTGGTTGATGAGACGAAAAAACGCATTGGCCCCGGCGATATTGTCTTTAAGAACCTGCCCCGCGCACTTGCTGTTCGTGGGGAGTGGCAGGAGCGGAAGATTGCGCAGGTCAGTAAGCCTGCCCCCGCAATTAATATCACCCCCGTGGTCCCGGCTCCGCTGCCTCCGGCGCTGGTCCCTGTTGTTGCGGCCAGCTCCCGCCCGGTGGCGGAGGCCATACGATCTCCAGTGGCATCAGTTCCTGTAACTTCCCGTAACCGGGAGCCTGTTGCCTCCGGATTTGGTGGTGAAATTCATGTTCATCTGCATAACGTTGTTACGCAGAATCCCCGCGAACTGGCGAAACTGGTCGGTGAAATGGTCAGGGCAGAAATGGAACGGCGCGCTCGTGCCGGGCGTGGCAGTTTTTACGATAAAGATTGAGGAGTCATGGCCATGATGATGATCTACGGCATGTTTGTTTTTGAGCTGCGCACGCTGCCGCATCAGCAGTTACAGCAAAACAAAAGCTGGCGGCATGTGAAAAATGAACGCGTTAACCGTTCAGCAAGCTGGCAGTATATCGGTGCAGGTGATGATCGCATCGTTCTTTCTGGTGTGCTTTATCCTGAAATTACTGGCGGCGAAGTGTCGCTGTCGCTGCTGACCACGCAGGCGTATACCGGACGCCCCTGGCCTCTGATTGATGGCGTCGGGCAGATTTACGGCATGTATGTCCTGACCGAAACGAGTACGACCCGCTCTGAGTTTGATCGCTACGGTAAGGCGAAAAAGATAGAATTTTCACTAACCCTTGAACGCTGTGATGAGGATTTGCGGGAACGCCTGCAATCCTCATCATTCAGCGATATGCTGTCCGGCTTCAAAGATAAGGTGACATCATCTCTTAACAGCGCGGCCAGTTCAGTTAAAGGGCTGTTCTGATTAACGCAAAACCGCTAATGGTCAGATTAGCGGTTCTTTCTGAAAGTGTTTCTCTGGAGCTGATAAAAACGTATTCCTCCTGAGAAGATTAAAATTTCTTATCAGGGAGCAGGAGAATAGCCTACGCCTCCGGCAGTTCAGGCCAGATGACATCCGGTGCGGTGCTGGTATCTGTTGCCGTCACCGCGTCGATATAATCCAGCACAACGTTAAGTCGGGTAGTTTCTTCTTGCGTCAGTTTGCGCCCGGCCTGCAGCTTTAACTGAATCACGCTGATATTGACCATTGCTGCGTCTATCAGCGACTGTTTTTTCTGTTCAGCGTCAGCTACCAGTTCATCATGAGAACGTTCCGGAGTGGGCGGCGCAGTAAATCCCCCGTCTGAATACGCCCAGCCGATTCCGGGCTGCTCACTGATATCAGAAATATTAATGAGCTGTAGATTATCCGGCACAGTGAATTCAGCCTCGCCATCCCAGGCAATTACATTCACAACCATCCCATTTTCAATAACTGCATATGACGCATTCATTATGCAAACTCCTCGATAATACAAATCCCTGCAGCGCCTTTCCCGCCCGTCATACTGGCTCCGCTATAACCAGCATCGTATGCACCACCACCGCCTGAACCATATGCCTTACCGCTAACACCACCGCCAGCGCCTGCGCGTCCACCGCCGCCCCAGTGCGATGTTCCGCCTTCACCGCTGACGCTGATATTCCCGGACTGACCGTCGCCTCCATTTCCACCAGTGATGTTGATACCGCCAGTACTTGGCACACCGCCGTTACCACCGTTCGTGTTTGTGACTCCTACTTTCCCGCCGCCTTCACCGCCAGGGGCTATTACCGTTCCGAACGAGCTATCACCGCCCTTGAGGCCGTTCGTCGCACCAACACCGCCGCCCCCACCTGCGCCGATAGTGACAGGATAACTATCCTTCGTCAGGATCAGCGTGACAATTGCTGTTCCCCCAGCCCCACCGCCAGCACCGAAAAACGTTTCGTTATTGGATGTAGCCTGGCAGCCGCCCCCACCGCCACCGCCGCCCGTTATTGTGACCCTGATTCGTTTTGTTCCTGGCGTCGGGGTGTACGTACCTGATGACGTGAAAATTCGAGTGTTTACAAGGCGTCCAACATATCCGTTTGAATCGCTCAGGCCAAGGTCAGCAGTGGTAGGTTTAATATGTGAACTGTAAATTACATAGACCGCTCCATCTGTCAGGCCTGTCGGTTTATTCGCTGTATAAGTTGGTGATGTATGAATCGTTACGCTGGCGTTACTGGTATAATCCCACTGGATATTTACACCCGTGGCGTAACCACCTATTTCAACATAAACATCATAGGTATCACCGGATGTATTCACCCATGCAAAATTAGTAAATCCAACCGATGTCCGTCGCCATAACGCACCAGTAAGACCTTTTGGATTCCCATTTCCCGCACGAAGAACAAGTTCAGATATACCAGCCTGCATAGGGGAGTTAACATTATATCCAGAACCACCAATCAGGCTTATGTAAACTACGGAACTTGCCTGTGGCATGGTTACAGTTGCCAGCTTGAACCATCCTGCACCACCAATAAAAGACATGGTTGTTGAATTTGTTGCACCAATATTGCGCAGGAATAATCTTTTATCAGGAATATCCGCACCGTTCTGATCTTTCTGAAGACGTTTCTCAGCATTGTCATAGGCAGACTTCACCGCTTTCGGTGTTGCGGCCAGCGTTTCAGAAGTGCTATTGGTGGCGCTACTGAGCTGGACAAGACCTTTTCGCGCTGTGGTCGCGTCCTGTGCGGTATATTTCCCGTTAGCAAGGTCATATGCTGTCTTTACCGCCTTTGGCGTTGCCGCAAGCGTTTCAGAATCGCTGTTGGTGGCGCTACTGAGCTGGACAAGACCTTTTCGCGCTGTGGTCGCGTCCTGTGCAGTATATTTCCCGTTAGCAAGGTCATACGCGACCTTTACCGCTTTCGGCGTTGCGGCCAGCGTTTCAGAAGTGCTATTGGTGGCGCTGCTGAGCTGGACAAGGCCTTTTCGCGCTGTGGTCGCGTCCTGTGCGGTATATTTCCCGTTAGCAAGGTCATATGCTGTCTTTACCGCCTTTGGCGTTGCCGCAAGCGTTTCAGAATCGCTGTTGGTTGCGCTGCTTAACTGAGTAAAACCTTTTGCGGTCAGCGATGCATCCGGGTGTCGTCGTGACTGTTCGTGTTCTGAGATTTTGTCATCCACATATTTACGGGTCGCCAGTACCACCGACGGGTCGATTTTCAGCGTGATGGCTTCGGTATTCGAGACAGCCAGAATCATGCGGATAGTCTGGGTACGACCACTGCCTTCCTGCAACTGCGGTTTGTACGTTTCCGGGCAATTCGCCACCGCAATGAGTACGCCTTCATCATCATAAAGCCCAATCTCACGGATCCAGAATCCTCCCTCGTTTTCAGGGATAATTTGTTCCGCAATAATCTGGCTCTGATTGTTAGGGTCAACACTCAGAAGATTCAGCGGTGCAATGCGTTTCTGGTTAATCAGTTTTGTTTGTGCAGGGTCTGGTGTTGGTAACACACCATTTGCATCACCAACGGCCATTTGCGTCAGATTCAGCTTACTGCCGAGCATCGTCGCGTTAGCCAGTCGTGCCGCGCCCTGATTAGTCAGAATGGCGTAGTATTTCACTGTCATGCGTTTACTCTCAGATTATCAATTAAATGAATGACCGGGGCAGGGAAATAATCCCCTTCGACAATAATGGACTCCGGGGTGTAGGGATAAACCGTCAGGGCATCGCCGTGATAGCATCCCGTACCAACGAAAATATTTCCGTTCACACTCAGGCTGATCGCCAGCCCTGTCAGATGGCGACTTACTGGTTTTGCATCCGCAATAAGGCGCTCAAGTTCCTGATACATTTCATCTGTGATGCCCTGATCAAGTACTCCGACAACAATGCGAAATGTTCCCGGCTCCTCGTTGAGTTGCCACCACTCCTTTACTTCAATCAGGTAGCCGAGAGGCTCCACGGCTCTTCGCAGTGCGCTGATGGTCCCTTTGTGTCGGTGTATCAGCCATGCATCACGAATAACCTGTCGCTTTGTCTCTTCCGGCCAGTTGCGATCCCAGCGGTCAACGGAAAATGCCCAGGCGAGATAAGGCAGCAGATGCACCGGGCAGGTGTCCGGCGACCACAGCGTGTTGAGGTCTACCGGAATGTCTGTAATGCGCGTTCCGACGGCTTCGGCACAACGCATGAAATTGCTGGCTGATGGTGGTAACAGCGAATTACTCATTGCGCCCACCTTCGCTGATGGTGAACGACTCACAGCGCGCCGCCTGTATGTCGCTGATGGCCATATTCTGTGTGGGTTCGATTATCTCCACGCGTTGCACACCGTGCACATGCAGTGCGGCAGCAATGGCGGACAACGCCACGTCCTGACCGATAAGCCCCTGCTCAGCCAGCCACTTCCTGAACGACGATTCCGCCGCAGCCAGAATAGGTTCGGATTCCGGGCCGGGGTAAAAGTACAGTTTTGCATTCAGCCGCCATGTCACGATTCTGGCACTCTGTACGGTCAGGCGGTCGGCCACCGGGCGGGTATCCTCTGCATTCAGAACGGCGCGAACGGTATTAAGCAACGCCTCCGTTGCTGTGCCGTCGCCTTCAGTGGACAGGATGGAAACCGTCACATTTGCCGGAGACGGACTGATAGCCCGCGCATCACGCACCAGACCGCTGGCGCTGCGGGCAAAATACTCGTATGCACCTGACGGGCCAGCAACACTCAGGCCGTCGTACGCCCGTTGCGCCCGCAGTCTCAGCGAGGTGTCGCTTTCCATCACCGCGTCGGTGGTATCCGTTGCCGGAGTGATAACCAGGCGCTTTGTGTTCATATTGCCTGCGAGGTTGTCCAGGTCTGTCCCGGCGCTGTGGCTTAACATGCAGGCGCGTGCACCCTCATTGACCCGCTGGCGTAACAGCATTTCACGAAACGACATGGTTTGAGCGATAACGTTAAGGGGTTCCGATTCCAGCTCCAGCGCGGCGGAAACGGCTTCACGCTGTTCGGCGGGATAGGACGCAATCATCATGGCTTTTGTGTCAGCCAGAATTGCTTCAAAGTCAGGCTCCGCGATGATGGCGGGTTCCGGTAACTGGGAAAGGTCAACGGCGGGCATGATTTACTCCCTCAGCGTGATGGTTAACTCAACATTCTGCATGGTCTGCATGACAGTGCCCGACAGTGTCACCCCGGCGTGGCCTCCCGCTTTCCAGACAACGTCGATGGCATCCAGGGCAATGCGGGGTTCCCATCGTGTCAGCGCAATCACGGCAGCA